AATACAGAATATATTAATGGTCACGAAATGGGTGTCGAACCCGTTTTGTTACCATTCCCTACATTTGATCCAGCACTTCTATCTTGTGCTAAGTCTATCGTTATTCAAAGACCTTGTGTAGGAACTGATATTGATTTACTTAAACGTTATAAAGAATTACAGCCAAAATTCGGTTATAAACTTGTTGGCGAATTCGATGACTTAATTTTCTATACAGGTGATGCTCCAGAAGAAATTGATGGCGTTCCACCATATAATCCAGGTCATGAAAATATGAAAAAGAACAAAGATGCAATCAAAAGTGTTCTTTCTCAAACATTGCCATTGCTTGATTTAATTGTAGTATCTACAGATTATCTTAAGAAGTCTATTGAAAAAGTATTTGGTGTAAACAATGTCATGGTTGTAAAGAATGTTGTTCCTAGATTCCTATGGAACTTCGAACGTAAAATGCCGATTAAACAGGATCTTGTAAAACCGAGAATTATTTATTCTGGTAGTCCGACTCATTATCAGCAACCGATTCCAAAGCTTGTTCCTGGACAGCATCCTAATTTTCCGAATGGACATCCTGGCCAACCTGGCGACAGAGGCGACTGGAATACAGCACTTTGCGATTGGATTATAAAGATGGTCAAGGAAAATAAAATTGATTTCTATATCATGGGTGCATTGCCATTTTTCTTTGAAGAAATTAAGGATAAGATTCAATTTATTCCATGGGCTGATTCTCATACATTCCCGAGAAAATTCATGGAAGTGCATGCAGATTTTAGTGTAGCTTCAATTGTTGATAATCCATTTAATAAGGCTAAGTCATCATTGAGATTTACTGAAGCTTGTGCTACTGGTTGTGTATTTATCGGTAATATCTTTAGCGAATCTGATACAAGTCCATATCGTGAAATTCATCCCGATTGCAAGTTCACAGAAAAGTCAACAGTAGATGATATTGATGCTATGTTCTGGAAGCTTTGTAAGAAAGATAAGTATAATGAAGTTCTTAAGTGGCAATATGAATTCATTAATAATTCTGGTTGCTGGCTTGAAAGCTCTCAGCATATTAATCAGATGATGCTAGTATTCGATAATAAAGAACAGAATATAATTTAAAAAAGTCAAAATATAAATTTTATTTTACAAGTCTTGATCAAATTACTATATTTGATTAAGACATTTTAATATGGAGTAATAAAAATGATTGTAACAACAAGATCTGGTAACAAATATATCGTTAAGACACGATTCCTTCATACGCCTATGTGCAAGGAAAGCGTAGATGAATATGGTAGAACCCATGTCATTTTTTGGACTGAACATACTACACGAGTATCAATTACACAATTAACTAATGCTAAGCTTGCTTCAGAAGTTACTGTTTGTGGTATTGCTCGTTGCCATTATAAGGACAAGTTTGATAAGGTATATGGTAAGAAACTTGCTTATCAAAATGCTATCGATCGTATGACCGACTTGCAGCTTATTAGTTCTGGTGACCGTATTGACTTGTATACATTTAATCTCGATGCTGCTACATATACAGCTCCTGAAATTCCGTCTTGCGAAGAAGAAGCAAAGGTTTAAGGTAAAATATGAATACGATTAAGTTTGATAGTGTGCTTAGTGCATTTAAGCTTGTAAAGCGTGGTGAAGATTCTTTTTGGAATGTTCAGTTTAAGGTTGTTGAAGAAACAAGTATTAGAACATTCCCGAGACAGTTCGGAACTGACATTGATTTCAATGGCGTATTCGATCAGAGTGCAGTAAATGATGCATGGGATAAGACTAATATTCCGGTTTCTGATTATAATATTCATTATAATTTGGATTTCAGTGATCTTTCTTTCGAAGTCAAGTTCTTGAATATTTCTGCGGTTCGTAAACAGAACAATGATGATACTTGGCGTACAGAATATACACTTTCTTTCCTTTGCGATCCGGATAAGGACACAATTAAGAAGCTTGTCTATTATGTAAATCGTAAGGAAGTTAATCCGATGACTGGCAAGAAAGAAGTTATGAATTATCCGACCATTTTAAATCCGGTTGAAGATAATGGAAATCTTGACAGCACTGAAGAAACTACTGAAGATTCCGAAGCATAAATAAGTCATATAGGAATTCTGATGTTCGATTCACAAAAATTATCATTCGAAAAATTTATTCTAGGTTATAAGCATGGCATTTACATTTTTACTGAAGATACTTGCCATATATGTCAAGAATATAAAGATAGCATTTCTTATATTAATAATGCTAATCTGTATTTTGTAGAAGTAAGTTTGGACAGTGAACGAAAAATTGTGGATCAACTTTTAGGAAGATCAGTTTTCCCATTGACTGCATGTTTTAAAGATAATAAGCTTAGCTATGTAAAAGCTGGACAACTTTTTGAAACTCAGCTAGAAGGGATTTTTGCCGATTTGAAAAAGTTTGGTGAAAAACCATTGTCTCCTGAAGAAATTCAAAATCGTCTTAAGAAAGAAGAAACAAAATGTGTATTAACATATTATGTTTTTTCTAACGGTGTAAATGCAGATGAACGTAAGCAAATAATAGAACAATCGATTAAATACAATGAGCTTCCAATTGATGTAGATAGTCTACCTGAAAATTTAACATTGGAAGATAAATATCATTTGCTAGAATACACGCTTTCATTAGCTAAGCTTGTTATTTTTAAATCCAATAAGTCACAAATGTTTTCAACTATTGGACAAAAAATTATTATTGAATATAATAATGCCCATGGTTCAGAAACGAAATTTGAAATTAGAAACATAAGTGATATTTTAGGACAATCCAATGATAGAAATAATTCCAATTAAGGAACGTATTGAAGAAAAAACTGTTGATACTGACAAAGTTTTTTATATTGACAATTCACAAGGTAAATCAATAGCTGAAAAATATAATTATGCTATTGAAAATATTATTCTAAAGTCTGATGACCCAGTTATCTGTTTCAGACATAGAGATACATTTATCTGTACACCAAATGATACTTGTCATTATAAGCTAGAAAAACTTTTTGAAAAACATACAATAGGTATTGCAGGAGTCATTGGAACTATTGCACTTGATAGAGGTTGCTGTTGGTGGCATGGAGTTCCTAGTGCAGGTGGTAGACAAAATTATGGTAGTGGTTCTATCATTCAAGGTGGTTTAAATGAACTATGTCAAGTAATTGAATATCCGATGAATGATCATCCTGGTGTTCATGATTATCTTGCTACAGTTGATGGCTGTTGTTTATTCTTCCCTCGTTGGATTTTTGAAGAAGGATTAAGATTTGACGAAAATCTTAAAGATTATCATTTCTATGATGCTGATATTTCTTTACAAGTTCTTGAACGTGGTTATAAAGTATCAACCATCGATGTAAAAATTAAGCACTATAGTAATGGTAAACCTCCTAAGCAGTTTGAAGATTTACGTAAAGTATTCTTTGCTAAATGGGATAAAAAAGTTAATGGTCAATGGCCAATTTCTAGATTAAGTAAATTTAATAAGGAGTAATTATGAATAGGATTGTTGATTCGTTTCAAAAAGATTCTTCTTATACCATGTTAAAACAAGCGGAAAATTACTATATTTTTAAAGATAATATTATTGGTCGTGAATTAAAAATTAGTATAATTAATGACGATAAAGTATCTTTAGAATTTAAGGACCATTTCGATGAGTGAGAAAAAGAAAAATCCTTTGTTTGAAACATTAAATTTTATTTGTACAAAGCAATATACTTGGGAAGAACTTCCAGAAGAAAATAAGAAAGCCTATAGTCAATTTATGATTAATAGGTTTTTAAGTAGCTATGAATATCTTTTACCAATTCTTTGTGAATTATCAACTATTAAATATACAGACGAGCAGCATTATAAATTGTTATATCAATATGTAAAAAGAACTAAACATTATTTTAATTATAATGCTTATAAGATTGATAATAAAGTTGATGAAGATTTAATAACGTCAATTAAGAAAGAATATAAAGTTGGTACTAGAGAAGCAAAACGATATA